TCTTTCTAATGGCTTTAAGTTGAGAACTGCTAGTCATAATATAAATACTCAAAAATACATATACATGGCATTTGCCGAAAACCCTTTCAAGAACAGCCTAGCCCGATGATGAAGTATTTAAATTATGATGGTGAGTTAGGAAAAGTTGTAGGTGTTACAGGAAAAGATTATGCAGGTAGAGCCTTGTATCAAGTTAAGTGTAGAGACTGTGGAGAGATTCATATTCGTGATGCAAAACATTTAAAACAAGGTGTTAAAGTTCAAAAATGCTCAAAGTATAAAGCACCAAATGCGACAGATACAGATAACTATGACATGATTATTAGAAAAAAGTATGGCATCACATTAGATGAATATAATGTAATGTTAAAAGCACAAGATAATAAATGTGCAATATGCAACAATGAAGATGAGGTTAAAGGCAGAAAGTTAGCAATAGACCATTGTCATACTACAGGAAGTGTAAGAGGCTTATTGTGTGGTAAGTGTAATAGAGCATTAGGTTTGTTTTATGATAACAGGGAGCTATTGCATAACGCAATACAATATTTACAAAATTCTTTAGCGAGGTAACAGAAATGGCTTTTAAATTAAATGGTAAGACACTTCCTATAGACAGGGGTTTTACACACAACGACATACAGTACCCAAGAAATTGGTTACGACTATCCACACAGGAAGACAAGGATGCTCTTGGTATTACATGGGAAGCAGACCCTGTTAGGCATGATGACAGATACTACTGGAATGGTCTCTTGGTATTACATGGGAAGCAGACCCTGTTAGGCATGATGACAGATACTACTGGAATGGTGAACTAGATAATCCTAAAGCATTAGAAGATGTAGATGCGGTAGATGAAGATGGCAACCCAGTATGGGAACAAGAGCTAGATAATTCTGACCCAGAGAATCCAGTCATGGTAGACACCGATGTTCAGGTAGTTACTCATGGTCTTAAACACACAATGATAAACCAAGTTAAGCATACAGCAGGTACGATGCTAGCACAAACAGACTGGTATGTAACTCGTAAAGCAGAAAGAAGTATGGATATACCTGTTGATGTTATAGATCAACGTACAGCTGTTAGAGAGGAATGTGATAGACTAGAAGTTGCAATAGCTAATGTTTCTACAGTAGAAGAGCTTATTGCTGTGATGAATAATCAAGATTGGAAAGGATAGATAAATGTCTCCACACGAGGAACTGTTAGCTCATGAGAAGCTTTGTGCTGAAAGATATAATACTTTACACTATAGACTTGATCGTTTAGAGTCTATGCTTAATAAACTTCTCTGGGGTTGTATGACTGGTTTCGGAGCTATTGTTGTTGCTGTAGTAATAGGTAAACTATGACAGGAATTATAACACATATTATACCCATAGCTTTAGGATTCTTTGCTAAATTAGTAGCAATTAGATCTAAACAAGCTCATGAACAACAGAGTCTTATGTTACAAGCTATGTCTGTTAAAGAGGTACAAATAGATAAAGCAAGGGAGTCTGCTAATAAAGAATCTGGTATGGCAGCATGGAATAGACGATTTCTTATTATTGTTATATTATCTTTAGTAGCTATCTATCCTTTAGCAGGTGTATTTAATATAGAGACTGTAATACCTGTAATACATAAAGGTTGGAGTTTCTTAGGATTGTTTACTGTAGGAGATACAACTACTTTTGAAACAGTAAAAGGATTGTATAAGTTTGATGAGATATTTCAATGGGCTACTCTTATAATAGAGTTTTACTTTGGAGGACAGTTAGCTAAAGCTACTTAAATGAAAAAAGTTTTGTATTTAGTTACTTTATTAACTCTAATACCTATAACACCTTTTATACTTTTTATACTTGTACTTGTAGGAGAACACTAATGCCTTATATGACAAATGGTAAAAGAGATTACCAAAAAGAAAAAGAATGGGAAAAGAAAAAGAAACCAGGAAGAGTTAAAGAAAGAGCAAGCCGTAATGCTGCTCGTAAAAAGGTTGGATTAAAGAAAGGTGATCCAAGACATGTAGACCATAAAGATGGTAATCCACGTAATAATAGCAAGAAAAACTTACGTAAAGTATCTTCTAAAACTAACTTAAGGAAACGATAATATGAAAAACTATGGCAAACCTCCAATGAAAAAGAAAACTAAAAAAAGACCAGGAAAATACTAATGGCAAAAGATTCTAGATTAGCAAGGGCAGGAGTATCTGGTTTTAATAAACCTAAACGTACTCCTAGCCATCCTAAGAAGTCTCATGTAGTCGTTGCTAAAGAAGGTGATAAAGTAAAGACTATTAGATTTGGTGAACAGGGAGCTTCTACTGCAGGTAAACCTAAGTCAGGAGAGTCTGCAAGAATGAAAGCTAAACGTAAATCTTTTAAGGCTAGGCATGGTAGAAATATATCAAAAGGTAAAATGTCAGCAGCTTATTGGGCAGATAAAGTCAAATGGTAAAAAAATACAGATCTTAGCTTGACAAATAGCTAAAAATATGCTATAATATTAATTATATGATTAGGGATTAAAGATGACTTATTTAGAGATTGTTAATAAAGTTTTAGTAAGACTAAGAGAGAATCAAGTTAGTTCTCTTACAGAGAATTCTTACTCTACTTTAATATCAGATCTAGTTAATGTAGTTAAAAGAGAAATAGAAAACTCTTGGAACTGGCATGCACTACGAACCACTCTTTCAGCTACTACAGTAGATGGTCTATTTAACTATGTGTTAGTAGGCTTTGGTACTACATCAAAAGTTCTTCATGTTTACAACGATACTGACGATCAAGAAATGTATCTTAGATCAAGTAATTGGTTTGATAAACAAATGAGAATGGTAGATACTCCACAAACTAGTGGTCCTATGTATTATAACTTTAATGGCGTTTCTGAGTATGGCGACTTACAAATGGATGTATATCCTATTCCTAATGGAGCTTATGACATAAGAGTCAACATTGTTAAACAACAAGATGATTTAACTGAAGCATCAGAAAGAGTTTTAATTAATCCTAATCTTCTTATTGAAGGTGTAGTTTCTAGAGCTATTATGGAAAGAGGTGAAGATGCAGGTTCTATGGATCATGAAAGTAGATACTTAAATATGTTATCAGACTTAATATCTATTGAAGCAGGACACAGACCAGACGAAGTTACTTGGTATCCTAGCTAATGGCTGTATCTAAATTACAGTCTACTAGTGTAGGTGCTCCTGGATTTCTAGGGCTTAATACACAAGACTCAGGGGTTAATCTTGAGAGTGGTTATGCCACTGTAGCTACTAATTGTGTTATTGATAAATTTGGTAGACTTGGTGCTAGGAAAGGTTGGGATTTAAAAACTACTTCTACTACATTAAGTACAGATGCTTATATAGAAGCTATCTTTGAGTTTAAGGATGTAGATGGGTCACAAACAATACTATCCACTGGTGATGGTAAAATGTTTACAGGCACTACTACTCAAACTGCTCTAACTGTTTATACTGATACTGATGGTACTGTTCCAAATACTGGAGCTACTATAGGTAATAGGATGCAGTTTGCAAGTTTGTTAGAAGGGACAGGACAAGATGCAGACTCTTATGCTTTAGCAGTACAAAGAGGAATCCCTGCTTTAGTTTACAGAAGATCAGGTAATGCTCATGATGGTCCTTATATCTTACAACAAATTGGAGACTATGGATCTAAACCTACTGGTATAGCTACATTTGATCCTGATTGTGTTCTTTCTGCTTTTGGTAGAATGTGGACAGCAGGTATTACTAGTAACCAGTCTACAATTTATTATAGTGCTTTAAGTGATCCATCAGAATTTGCTGCAAGTGTTTCAGGATCTGGTGTATTAGATATAAGTACAGTTGTTGGTGGTAATGATGATATTGTAGCTTTATCACAACATAATGGATTTTTAGTAGTATTTTGTCAGCATCACATTGTTATTTATTCAGGAGCTCAGTCTCCTTCAACAATGGTGTTAGAAGATGTTATTACTGGTGTAGGTTGTATTGCTAGAGACTCTGTACAAGTAACAGGTACTGATTTAATCTTCTTATCTAATAGTGGAGTAAGAAGCTTTAATAGGACAGTACAAGAAAAGTCTATGCCTATGCGAGAGTTATCTCTTAACATTAGGGATGACTTGGTAAGTTATTTAGCTGTAGAAACCTTTAACAATGTACGAAGTGTATATTATGAGAATGAAGCTTTCTACTTAATAACCTTTCCAGGTTCTCGTATTATGATTTACTTTGATCTGCGTACAGCTTTACCTAATGGTGCTGCTAGAGCAACTACTTGGAAAACTGAGAGTGGTATTATATTTAAAGCCTCTTGTAATACACATGACAGGAAACTATTACTAGGAGTACCTAATGGTATAGCAGAGTACTCAGGATATTTAGACAATACAGATACATACCCATTTGAGTATTTAACTGCTGCTTCTGATATGGGACAAGCTACCATGAATAAGCTACTTAAAAAAGCAGAGCTTATGGTTATTGGTAGTGGTGAGCAAGACTTTACTTTTAGATGGGGATATGACTATACCATTAACTTAAATAGTCAAAACATTTCTAGAGACTTTGGTGTTACTAGCTTATCTCGATATAACTTAGGATACCAATATAACATAGATAAATACAGTACAGTTGGTTTAGGTATTCAACAAATTAAAATACCTTTAACAGGTTCTGGTAAAATTGTACAGTTTGGTATTAACTCTACAATTGAAGGTGAACCACTAAGTATTCAGAAAATTGATGTATATTTAAAAACAGGGAAAACAATATAATGACAGCTTATACTAAATCTACTAACTTCTTAACTAAAGATACTTTACCTGATGGTGACTCAGGAAAGATTATTAGAGGGTCTGAGTTTGATACTGAGTTTAATAACTTACAGACTGCAGTAAATAGTAAAGCTAACTCTATTAGTCCTACTTTGTCAGGTACTCCTACTGCACCTACAGCAACTGCAGGGTCTAATACAACACAAATATCTACTACAGCTTTTGTAACGGCAGCGGTAACGGCTGCTACATCAGCTTTAGATACAATGTCAACACAAGCAGCGAGTGCTGTTGCTATTACTGGAGGTAGTGCTACGGGTATGACTGCTCTAACAGGAACAACTGTTACTGCTTCTACAACACTAGCTATTGGAGCTGACTGGACAGTGGTAGAGACTGCAGGAGATCTAATATTTAAAACAGATGGTATAAGTAAAATGAAATTAGACTCTAGTGGTAATTTAACTGTTGTTGGAGATATTACTGCATTTGGAACTATATAGTGTCTTTTGTAGAAAGGTTTAAAAAAGATTACCATTCTATAGAAAAGTTAGAGGAGTTATTTCAAGATATAGCGACCTCTCAAGAGGAGTATGAATTAGCATCAGAGGTTGATGACAGAGTTACAGAACTTTACTTAAAAGAAGCTTTGTTTAGAATAAGAATTAATAAAAAACTATTACAAATGAGGACTAGTTAATGGCAACACCTGCAGGAACTATTAAGTTTTCACAAATACAGTCTGAATTAGGAGGAAGTAATCCTATTAGTATTAGTGAATATTACAAAGGAGGTTCTATTGTTCCTAATGCAATGGGTGGAGCTAGTACTATACCTGCTAGTGGTACTATAGATGTAAGTGACTTACAGAATAAACCGATTACTTTATCTTATTCACAAGGAACTTCTCCTCTTGTTGGAGGTAATGCTCAAGTTTGGAGTAAGGGCACATTAGATTTATCATTGTATTTACCTACAAAAGAGTTGCAAGCAGGAGATACTTTTACCATAGTTACTTATCCTACTGCAGGAAGTTTCTGGGCATATTTTGCAGACTTTGTAAGTACATTTACTTATGGTACTGCTTCTACTAGAACGTCTCCTAGTACAGGAGGTAAGTCTACATTTAGACAGACTATTTATAATGGTGGCAATAATATTACTATGTATGGATACTATTCAGGTGGAAGTACTAACTATAAAACGAGTGGTGCTTACATAAAAGAAATAAGGTATACATGACCCCAGAAGATGCTGCAAGATTTAAAGAAAAAGCTAATAGTGACTTAGATTTTACAAACCTTATAGAAAATGAACATGGGTTCATGAGTTGGAAAATAGATGGTGATAAGTTTGTTTGTATTACTGTTTATGGTGATGGAGACTATTGGGATAAGTACATGAATGAGTTAGCAAAGCAGTTAGGATGTAAAACTATTTTAGGTGGTACAACAAGAAAGAGTTATAAAGCATTTATAAGGAAATACAATTTTAAACTAGTTGGTTATATTTTTGAAAAAGAGGTAATATAAAATGGGTAAGTTAATAGGAAGTTTAACAGGGTCAACTAAGGCAGCTAAACGATCAGCAGAGGCTCAACGTGCTGCAGCTGACATGGCTAGATTTAAACCTTATGATATTGAAGGCTCTTTTTTTGGAGATGTAGACTTTAGTGGAGACTCAGCTAGTTATACATTAAGTCCTGAATTACAACAGTTTAGAGACTACTTATATAATGAATCTTTAGGTTTTGCTCCTACCGATGCACAAAGAGGTTTTTATGGTGATGTATCTCAACAAGGTCAAGATATATTCTCAAGAGG